TTGGGGATCTGAAATACGAACCCCACTTCTTCGCCGTCGGCATCAAGAATGCGCCCGGCGCTCACCGCGAGCTGCGCAAGCATAAACTCCGCTTGCAGGTGCAGGGCAGGCACGCGAACAGTAGCCATTCCCTATTCCCCTGCGTTCTCAGCGCCTTCGCCGGCTTCGCGCTGCTCGATCCAATGCGCGCGGAAATCGTGATCGTCGACGACAGGATCGCGCCCTGTGGTCGCCTCGTAGACTGCTCGGAGAAGGTGTCGTCCGGCTTCAGCGCGCTTGGGCTTGGTTTCAAACGAGCTATTCTCGCGCCACTCGGCGGTCGCCACGATCATGGCGGCGGCGAAGGTCACTTCGCGATCGGTGTCGATCATATCCGCGTCGTCCGACTCCTGATTGACGCGTTGCGTCAGGTAGCGATTCAACATTCTTCCCCAATGCTCGAACCGCTCCGGTGCTGTGAGTAGTAATGCCACGGCAATCTCCTATCGCAGTGCTGCGTATTCGGCGGGAGTGAGGCTGTTCTTGAGCCCGGTCCTGTCAACCACCGCGGTTTCTTTCTCCGGCACCCCACCGTCTTCGGCGACCAGGCGGTCTACGTGAGACCCGAGTCGCTTTAGGATCGCGTCCTGAAGCTCCTGCCCCTCGAGCGCGAGAATTGCCGGGTCATCGACGGCATCGAGCTTGTATTCGACTACCTTCTCGACGTCGGGGTCTAGCTCGACGGTGATCTGGCCAGTGAGCTCGACGGTCACCCCGCGAAGCTTCTCTTTGTTGATCGCGCCGACTCGAATGCCTCTGAGTGCCATTGCTGCTCCTAATACGCCGCCCACGCTGCAGACGCGCCGATTATACCCACGGGCACTAGCCACCACAGTCGCCCCAGTACGGGCTGGAATACGACGTGGTGAGTCATAGCCCAGCCGAATAGAGACACCAGGCCGAACCAGAACACCCACAGGCTCTCGCGATCTATCAGCGCGGCAATTCCCCAGCCCGCGGTGCCCACGCCGAGCAGGGCAATACCCCAGCCCAGGTGTCGGCCCTGGTCGGTCTCTATATAGCCCTTGAACAGCGCCCAGATCACGATCAAAGCGGAAAGCAGACTAATCGGAGTGATCGCAAGCCGGATAATGTCCATTAGGTTAGTCATTGTCCTGCTGCTTCTGCTTTCGGGGAGCGCAGATATTGCCGATATCGTCCAGTGCGTGGCCTAAATCGAAGCGAATCATATCCAGGCGTGTGTTCACTTCGGCGAGCTTCCCATTAACTGCCTCGAGCTTCGCCTCGACCTGGCTATTACGGCGCTCTCTATTACCTCTTAGCTCACGCATCTGCGGGCCCAAATGCGCCTGGCGCCGGATTACCTGCCGCCGCTCGAAAAACACCACACGCACCCCGAGCCACCGAGCCAACGCCGCGATCATTTAAGCCGCTCAATTACCAGTGCCAGGTCCGTTAACGTGGCGTGCCACTTCTCGCTCATCGCGAACATTTTGTCGAGCGTTTGATACAGCCGTTCGTCGCGTGCGCGCATAGATTTACGATCCTGCGCGCGTTCCCAGGCGAGATAGCAGACAAAAACGACGGGCAGCGCCATCAGCAAATAGAGTATGTCCTGCGTCAGAACCTCGCGGAGCAGGCTATCGATCACAGCCCTGTCCACGTCTCGTGTCGGCCGGCCGAGTCGTCGAGCGCCGCGAACGCGAGCTCGCCAGTATCGATTGCCATCACGGCCCACACTGACCAGACCGCCGCGCCGTCGTAATACGGGCCGCTCGAGTAGCCGGCGACGACGATCGGGATCTGGCGCTGCCCGTACTCGCGGACACGACAGCCCACGGCGGCCGAGCTGCGTATCCAGGCGCCGAATTGCACGGCGGGGAGCTCGGCGATCTCGACGGCCTGGTTAGGATCTGGGCAGATCAGCGAGACCGACGCGCGATCGCCGGCGCGCCACGTGGTCTCCTCGCCCTCGCGCGCGGCGGCGGCGAAGGTGGCCGAGATCAGCAGTGCCGATAGGAAAACACGCCACACTCGCCCGCCTCCTCTCGCCGCACCGCCGGCGATGGCGGCTGAATCAGTAGATGTAAGCTGTAATCGCCGGCGTCGGCGAGCCGGCGGCCACGCTGAGCCGCACGCGGGCGCCGGCGCCGAGCTCGAAGACCTTATGCGCGTTTGCGCCGACCGCGCTGATCGCGGTGCCGTCGAGAGTCTCGACCGTCGCCCATTGCGCGCCGTCGACGGTGACCTCGAGCGCGACCGTCGAGCCCGACCAGTCGGGCGAGGTCACGACAAGCGTCCCGCGGCCGCCGCGCCACGTGATCGTGTCGCTGGTGGCGGCGGCGGCGGCTAGCAGTATATGCACGACCTAGGCCTCGGCCGACGCGCGCCGGGGGGAGCGGCGCCGCGTCTCCGCCGCCGCCGCAGCCGGTGACTCCGCGATCTCGACGACATCCGCCGCGCGGACGCCGGCGTGTGTTTCGAGCCGCGACGCGGCGCCCGACTCGATGAGCGCACGCGCGACGCTCGACGAGAGGCCGCGGAGAATTTTCCCCGGCCGGGCGATCCCGACCGGGCTCGCCCAGAGTGTCCGCATCATGATGTCCATCGGCACCCCTTATGTCGCAATGAGCCCGGCGTTGCGCATCGCGACGAGGATCGCGTCGACGGCCGTCGCCAGCTCATCATTGCTCGGCGCCGGCGAGCCCGATACCGACGCGATCGCCGCAGCCTGCGCTGCCGCGCCGCCGGCCGCGGCCTGCCCCTTGATCATGCCGCCGTCTTGCGCCTCGACCACCAGGGCGTCGCCGCCCTGCTCGCGGTAGACCGTCGCGTTGTACTGATTACCCACGATCGCGCCTCCTTATATTAGGCCGTGCCTTCCGCCGGCGAGGCCAGAGCGGCCGACGCGATCACGGTCGCGACGTCATTGACGCATGGCATTTTGCGAGCGCCGTATCGGATCGCGAGCCCGCAGTCGATCGTCGTCGAGGTGCCGCGCGTCACAACCGCGCGGATGTATCGCTCCTTAGGGCGGTACACGTCCAGCACCATCAGCGGCACCGAGGCGCCGATGCTCGATCCGACGAGATCGGAAAAAGCGTCGGGCGAGCCGCCGTCCGCCTCCGACGACCCTTGCGCCTTGAGTAGATTGTCCGCGGCCGCGGTGCCGATCTGGACTACGAACAGCACTCCGTCGTAGCCCTCCATGTCGAGGGTCGTGCCGTTGATCGTGGTGGTTCCGGCCGCGGTCGTCGCGACGTGTGCCAGCCAGTCCGTCTTGTGTACGAGATTGCGCATTGCAGCTCCTTTTTAACCGGGCGCCGCGGCCCGATTGCGGCGGCGCCGGGCGATGCGGATCGGTTAGGCGAGCGTAACTCGCACGAATGCCTCCTCGAGCACCGGCGCGCCGTCGCTCTCGGCCCGACCGATGAACCCTACCCGATTGCTCTCGGCGTAGAGCTCGTCGAGCCGCTGGATCTGGAACCCCAGCGCGTCGGCGATCCAGTAATGCGACCAGTCGCCGAGGATCCCGACATAGGATCCGGTGGTCAGCGTATTGGGCGCGAACTCGCTCATGTCGAGCGGCAGGTTGAGCAGCCGGTCAGGCTGGCCGACGACGACGCTCGGCTGCCAGATGTATTGCCCATCGCCGTCCTTCAGCTTGTCGATGATCTTGACCACGTCCCTGTGGAACATCCAACGGGCGCCGGCCCAGTAAGCGCCCTTTAGCGTGTACTTCGCCTCCTTGAGGCCGTCGAACGTGGGCGCGGTCGTCGTGTTGCCGGTGGATACGTCGCGCCCAGTGCTGATCCCGTCGGCGCTGGCCGTGAACACGCCGAGCGGCTGCTGCTGCCCGGAGCCGGTGAGGTAGGCATTTTCCAGCGCGACGGCAAACTTGTAGCCGAGCCGCTGGCCGACCAGCGCCTCGACGCCGATCGTTGCCTGTCGGATCAGGGTCCGCGAGACGCGGATCCGCTTCGCGAGAGGGTGAGGGCGAAGCTCGCGCATCCCGAACGCCAGGCCGGTATCCTCCGCACCGGTCTCGAGCTCCGACGTCCAGTCGGCGTCATCGACGTCGGCGTCGCGCGTCGGGACACCCAGGCTCGCCGCCATGGGCAGCTGATAGCCCGTCGCCAGCCGCCGCACAAACACCTGATCGTCGATGTTGCCGATCAACATATCAACGAACTCGGGCGGCGCCGTGATATAGCCGCCCGCCGTGTCGATGTCGGCCTGCAGCGCGCGAAATTCCTCGAGCGCATCGGGCGGCGCAGCGTGCAGATTGCCGCTTAGAAAGGACCGGAATGCGACGCCCTGCAGCCGGGCGCGGCGCTCGGCGGCAGATTCCGATCCGCGATCCTCCGATCCTCGATCGGGCTCGCGAGGTGCGACCGTGGCAGCCGCCGCGCGCTCGGCCTCGAGCTGCCGCGTCTCGGCGTCGATGCGCCGCTTGAGCGCGTCGGCGTCGTCGAGGATCTGCGAGTGACGCGCCTCCTCCTCCGACGTCAGATCACGACTCTCGGCCTGCTCGATGATCGCGCGCGCCTCGGTAATGAGCGCCGCACGGTCCTCGAGCAGCTCGCGGATTGATTTGCGGGTAGGCATTGTGTGATCTCCTTGGCGTGGATGCTCGGGTTACCGGTGCAGCCAGGCGGAGATCATCGGATCGCCGACGTGACGCTCGCGCGGGCGGCGTGGATCTCGTTGGAGTCCGGCCCCGATAGGCCGCCGCCGGCGCGATGCACGCCATTGCACCGCATGATCGCGGCGCCTGTCAAACCGCACGGGCCGCGAGCTCGGTACGCAGCCTGCGCGCGTGCTGCGCTCGGGCGCGCGCCCGCGCGGCCTCTAGCTCCGGGCGCCGCTGCTCGAGCGCGGCGCGCAGCGCGACCTCCGCGCCCGAGTAGGCCGGATATGTGACGACCGAAACATCCTGCAGCGCCACCTCGCGCAGCGTGCGGCGGGCCGGGCCGCCGGTGCCGTCGAGATTCTCCCACTCGTCCTCGACCGCCCGGAATGCGAACGACATCCCGGTAACGTCACCGCGGCGTACCGACACGACGAGATCGCGGCCGTGCGACGTGTCGGGCGGCGTGATCTCGGTGCGCAGCCCGATCTCGTCCTCGGCCAATACCAGCGTTCCGGCTGCCCGCCGCCCGATCACGATCGACCGGTCGTGATTCACCAGCGCGCGCACGTCGTCGCGCTCGATCGCGGCGGAGAAGGCACCCGGCGCGACGCGCTCAACGAAGCCGCCGAGGTCCTCGGACCACGCGTTGAACAGCGCCGCATAGCCGACCAGGCGGGCGGGTGCGTCGTCGTGGTCTTGCCGAATTTCGAGCGGTCGAGCGCTGGCGCGCTGCTCTGATTGCGTCGTCGTCATCGTTCCCGACTCCTATCTATCTATGCGATCGTCTCGCGCGTCACTTTGAACACTCGCCACTCCTCGTCATCATCGGCCTGGTCGCGCAGCGCATCGAGACGCTCGAGCGCGGCGGCGCGAGTTTCGAACGTCATGTAGTGCCGCACCGGTGCGGGCTCGAGGGCGCCCTCGGCGGCGGCATACACGCGCGCGACCTGGAACTCGACCATTCGCAGGGCGGCGCGGGCGCGCAGCTCGAGATCCCGACGGTCCACGGTGCCGGTCACAGCTCGGCCACCAGTTGGCAGTTGCAGCCGTCGTGCAGCGGCGGGTGTCGAACCGCGCGGCGGGCGACCAGCGGTGCCACGCCCTCGGGCGCCACGGTCCCGCCGGGCGGCAAGAACGGATCGTCGATCTGCGCGACGCGACCGCGCATCGACTCGCAGAGCGGACAATTGGCGCCGACGGTCACCCACCGCACGCGGCGCACGCCCGCCCGGCGATACGCGACCGCGGCCACCGCGCCGTCAACCTGGACGACCTCGCGCGCGGCGAGGGCGGCCGCGGCGGTGAGCGCCCAATCGGCGAGCCGCCCCTCGACCGCGGCAAGCGCATCGGCGGGCTCGCCCGCATCCGGCCCGACCAGCGCCTCGATCTGAATGCGCGAGCTCGCGACGTGGCGCGTCGCCAGGCTCTCGGCGTAGCGGATCAGGAACGCGGCGCCGGCGTCGTCGAGCTCGGCGTCTCCGCCGACCTCCTCGGCCGCCGCCGCGTAGATCGCTCGTCCGTACCCATCGACCGGCGGGCGCAGATCGCGCACGACCGCCGGCCACTCGCGATCGTAATAGGCCTGCAGCCACTCGACAAACGCCGCGCGCGGGCCGTCCCCGATGAGGCGTCGGGCGCCGGCGCCGAGCGCCTTGATCTCGCGGCGCACGACGCGCTCGGCCGCCGCGGCAAATACAGGGCGGAACGCCGCGCCGAGCCGCTGACGATCGGCCAGGCTGCGCTGCGCGGCGGGCGGCGCGCTGGCGCGATTCTCGGGCGGCGCCGCGGCGGCGCGGCTGTCCGATGTGGAATCTCGGTCGAGACCGGCCTGCGCGGCCGGGATCATGTTGAGCGGCACGTAGCGCTCATCTCCGCCGGCGCTGCGCGGCAAGTTCTCGAGGTCCGCGATCTGATTGGTCGACAGCGCGCCGATCGACCACATTTTCGCGAAATAATCCGCCCGCGCCGTCGTGTCCCCGCGCAGCAGCCCGTCGACCGAGAACTCGACAAACAAGCCGCGGGCCCGCTCGCGCGGCGTCATCAGCGCGCGGCGTAGACTCTGCTCCCAGCGCACGAGGATCGGGCGAAGCGTATAACGCACATACTCAGTGGCCTGATGTTCGATGTTGCTGAAAGTAGCGTGGCGGAGATCGCCGAGGAGGTGCGCCGGGATCCGATGGAACACCCGCGCGATGTCGGAGACCTGGAACTCCTGCTGCTCGATGAATTGCGCATCCCTCGAGGACAGCCCGATCGGCTCGATTTTCATCCCCTCCTCGAGCACGGCAGTGCGATACTGATTGCCCGCGCCGCGGTGGCGCTCTTCCCATGCGCGGCGCAAATCCGCCTTTGCCGTCGGACTCAATTTTCCGGGGTGGACGATCTGTGTACCCGCCTGCGCGCCGTTGCCGAAAAATGCCGCGCCGTGCTGCTGGGCACTGATTGAGAGCGCGATCGTCTCGCGCGCGTGCTCGATCGGCGACAGGCCGCGCAGGCCGTCGAAGCCAAGACCTCGCAGATGCAGCATCTCGTCGGCCAGGATCACGCGTTCACCGCCGCCCGGCGGCACGTAGCGGTACGCGGGGCGGCCATCCGGGGCTACAAACGGAGTCACGCGATCGGGCATCCGCGGCACGAGCTCGGCGATCCGGCCGCTCTCGTCGGTCACGATCTCCGAGTACGCGTTGCCGCGCAGATCGAGGTGCACCTCCATAAGCTCGCGCCACTCATAGGACGTGAGCGATCTATTCGGATCGGACCTCAGCAGATCCCACAGAGGGTGGGTGGGCTCTCGGATTTTCTCGCCGCCCTCCATTCGGTACACGCGGATCGGCAAGCTTGCGACGCTCTCGGCCAGCAGCTGAATCGCCGCAAACACCGGCGTCGCCGACATCGCCAAGGTCGGCGTGATCGACAGGCCGGTGACCGAATTGGGCGTTGCCCAGAGCGAGGCGAGGGCGGGATCTCGAGGATGGATCGATGCGTGCCGCGTGGCGCGCTGCTCGAAAATTCCGCGCAAAAACATACTCGGGTCCCTTTGCGCTAAGGGCGCCGGCGCGCCGCGCTCCGCGCTCCCGCGATGCCAGCGATCAGGATCACCGTCCCAACCGCGATTTTCGCCGCCGGCGGACTCAGCTCCCAGACCCCCCATCCGGCGAGCGCCAGCCCGAGGGCGGCGGCAAATTCATAAATCACGCGGCGGCCTCGATGGGCTCCGGGAGCATCATAGCATCATGATCGGCTGGCTTTCGTACACGCTCTCGGCCTCCTCCTCGGCGTCGAGCGCGCGGCGGATCGCCAGCAAGAGCGCGACGATGCCGTCAATTTTGTGGCTTTTTTGTCCGCCGCGGCCTTCTTTCTTCATCGGCTTGATCCGCCCGCTCGGGTCGCTCGCAACCCTCACGTTGCTCGCCATCCAGGCGAGGACCGGGTTGCCGCCGTGATTCAACACGCCTGAGGCGATCTCGTCGGCGAGGTGCGCCATCGGTGCGGAAAAAGTTTTTACCGTTTGCGGCAGCGGCCACATAGACGCGCCGGCCTCGGTCAGCCGCGTCACGATGTCCGTGGCGTTCCAGTCGTCGTAGCCGATCTGCGCGATCCGGTATAACCGGCGAGCGCTGCAGAGCGACTCATATATATACGCGTAGTCAATCACGTTGCCCGGCGTCGCGATCACCCAGCCGTGCTCGACCCACTCGGTGAGCGGCACCCGCCAGTGGCGCCCGCGATCGACGACGTTGTCCTCGGGCACATAAAAAAAAGGCAGGGCGTGCGACCTCGGATCAGTCGCGCACGCCGGAAAGTAGAGCACGAACGCGGCGACGTCCTGGGTAGCCGCGAGGTCGAGCCCGCCGTAGCACTCGCGGCCCTCGAGCGCGAGCTCGACCGGCTCGCAAGCGTTCCACTGTTCCATATCGGTCCAGGCCTCGCGGGCGCCGGTGATCCACTCGTCCAGCCGGTAGCGCCTGAAATCCGCCGCCGCGCCCGGCATGTTCCGCGCTTTCTGCAGATCCTCGGCCATCTTGGAGGCCGATACGCACGCGCCGAGCGATGGATTCACCTTCGCCCACGTTGCCGGATCGTCCCAGGCGTCGTGCTCGTCGGGCTCGGCGAGGAACGTGAAGAAAGTCTCGTCCGCCACCGCCTGGCGCAGCACGCGCAGGGCGTGCTCGCGCATCTCGTACGCGAGCGACTGAGCATCGTCGCCGGCGGTGGTGATGCCCCACATCAACGGCTGCTGGCGGGCGCCGCTGCCGTACTCGATCACGTCCCAGAGCGCGCGATCCCGGTGCCGGTGCAGCTCGTCGATGATCGCGCCGCTGACGTTGAGGCCGTCCAGCGAGTCGTGGTTAGCGCCAAGCGGTTCGAATTTCGAGGAATTGCTCGGCAGCGACAAGTTGTCCTTGAACGAATCGATCAGGCCCGACAGGGCCGGGCTTTTGCGGCGCATTTCGATCGCGTCCCGATGGCAGATCCGCGCCTGATCCCGCTTGGTCGCGGCCGTGTAGACCTCGGCTCCGGCCTCGCCATCCGCGCAGAACAGGTACAGCCCAATTCCCGCGCACCACGTGGTCTTTCCATTTTTCCGCGGCACCTGAACGTATGTCGTCCGGTATCTCCGCCCGCCCTCCGCGCCGAGGCGCTCCCACCCAAACACCGATAGCGTGCAGAACGCCTGCCAAGGCAGCAGCCTGAATTGTTGCCCGGCATAGGCCCCTTTCCAATGCCGCAGATACGAGAAAAACTCGAAGACGCGCGCGCTCCGGGCGGCATCCAGGCGATACGGAAACGCCGCCGACTCCGCCCGCTGGCAGTCGCGGATGTGCCGCTCGACGGCCAGCCGGATCGGCTCGCAGACTGGTACCGCGCCGGCCCAAACGTCCTCGACGTATCGGAGGGCGTCGGCGCTAGCCTGTGCCGAATAGTCGGCGGGCGACAGGATCGGCGGCTGCGTCATCGGGTAGCGCGGCGACGCGAGATCGGGCGGAGGGCGTCATCCCGAACTCGGTAAACAGCCGCAAGAGCTGCTCCTGACTTTTAGTCGCGATCGCGAGATACGGCGACGGGATCGGGACTCCGGCTGCGCTTTGGACCGTGAGCGACCCAGCTTCGGCAAGGGCCGCGATCGCCATCTCCCAGCGTAGCTGGGTCTCGACGAGCAGCAGCAGGGCGGCCTCGTCAGTCTGACTGAGCACGCGGATCGCGTGAAGCTGCCGCGCGTACAGCCTCCAGATCGCCCGGGCTCGATCGTTTCCCTTGAGCGACCGCGGCGGCGGCGGCGGGCGCTTGCGGCGAACGGCGTCGGGCTCCGACGCGGGCAGTGGCCGCTTGCCGGGCAATCCGTGCAGCCGGTGCACGGCAGAGGGTAGCGGCTTGCGGCCTCGAACCACGATCGCACCTCAATAGGACGGATGACCCGTCGATTATGGCACGGGCGTGCCAGACAGTCGCGCGGCGCGCGGCTGGCGACCCTCCCGCAGATCCGGCGCGAGCGCGTCGCGCCACGTTGCCGGCGATAGGCGCGCCGATGCCCGCCATGGCGAGCCGCACTGCGCGGCCAGCGCGGCCAGTGCCGCAAATGGCATCGGCGGCGCGGCGGCGACCCATTTTCGGATCGTGCGCGGGTTAACGTCGATCAGCGCCGCCGCCGATGAGCCGGTGAGTCGCCACGCGGCGAGCAGCGCCCGCGCCTCCTCCGGCGTCGGCGCGACGTAGCTGCTCATAGCGGCCGCATCGCGAGCGCCGCGGGCGGGCATGTCGCAGACATGTCGGCGAGGTCGTCGGCGGCCAGACACTCTACTGCCAAAGCGGCGCGCAGGCGCTGCTCGAGCTGGGCCTCGAGGTCGGCGCCGCTGCCAGCGTGCCAGCCGAGGGCGGCGCCGAGGGCGAACGCAAACGCGCACGGCACAACGCACAGACCGACCACGGCGCGGCGGGCGCCGGCCGAGGGCGGCGCGACGCGCGGCGATGCTTGGCGACGGCAACGGCGATCGTCGCGACGGCGGATGCTCATTGCCGCTCATCCCAGATCTGCCGGATCTTCTCGCCGCGGCCGTGAGTAATGTGCAGCCCGCCCGCGATACGGGCGGCCATGTCGGCCACAAACTGCAGCTCCCACGACGTCAGGTTCGCGCTCGAGCCGAGCTGCTCGACCATCTCCTCGACGGTGAGATCCGCCACCAGCGGCGCAGGCTGGGCGGGCGCGGCCTGCCGCCGGCGGCGGAACGCGTCCGCGGCTGGGCAGCTCGCGAAGTGTGGCGAGCCGTCTCGATTGATCGGCATGTTCCGCCCGACGGCGCTTTTCACCCAATAGATAGGCTCGCCGCAGCTCGCGGCGCGGCACGCGACCAGCGGCGCGCCCGGCGGGATCGTGATTTTGGTCTGCTTGCTCTCGTCGGTCACGGTTAAGACTCCTCTTTCCCAAAATCGGCCCGGCCCGGAATACAGGGCCGAAATTGTGCGGCGAAAAATTCGTCGCTGCCCGCCCCTAAGTCTCGCGGCCGC